TTACAACGTCATAGGAGTGGGCCTCGTCGCCCTCTTTTGCATATTGCTAATGGGATTTGCAACCCGCGTCACCGACTACCACATCCCATCCTTTGAGGTTGGCGCGGCTGCGGGCTGGCTGAACGTAGACGATGGCCGATCGCACCCGATGAAGGGTGCCTTCACGGTCAACAAGTTCGGTCATAACCAGGACAGCGACACGACGGCGGATTCCGTCTCCGACGTCAGCGATTTCGGCGGGCCGATTCGGTGCTTCACGGTGCCTGGATCGACTGCCGCCGCGCTCTACCTGTCGAGCGACGACGAGAACGACGGCTCGGACAACGACGGCATCTCGATCACGGTGGAGTACATCAACGCCAGCTACGAGTCGAAGTCGGTGGATGTGGCGCTGGGTGCTGCATCCGCAGGCGGGACCGTGTTCGTGCAGATTGGCTCCGAGACGATCTTCTGGATCAACCGGATGTACCCCACCTCCACCGCATCGTCCGGCAACATCTACGCCGGGATTGACTCCACGGACGGAAACGCAGACGGCATCCCGGATACGCCGCTGACGGATCTCGTGTCGGTGATTGATCTCGTCGAGCAGCAGACCATGAGCGCCTGCTACATGATTCCGGACAACTTCGACGGGCTCCTCTACCAGTTCACGGTGAGCAACGTGGATGTTGCCGCCAATGCTGCTGCGACCTTCCGGCTGGTGAGGACCGTCGAGTTCGGTGCAAGCCGCACCGTGGAGCCGGTTCATATTGCGGAGAAGGTGACGGAGAATATCGAGCACACCCTCCCTATCCGCTTCACTGAAAAGACAGCCATCGAGATAACGAACACATCCTCTGCGAACAACGCAACGGTGACGGGCACGTTCGACCTGCTGCTGATTCCGAACGGGAGCTGACGTGGACCGGCCGACCTTCAATGCGTTCGTCTCAATGCTGCTCAGTCAGGAGCGGTATCAGGACAACGGCGACGGCACGGCGACCGACGTGTGGCATCAGGAACTGCTGGAACTCACGCGGGGAGCGGAGCGTGATGCTTCAGCAACCATGCGCGAGTTGTCCGCCAAGAAGGTCGAAGCGGCAACGATGCGCGACAAGGACGAGAAGTCCGAACTCGCCACCTCCGTCCGGGCGATTCGATGGGAGCCTGAGTGATGCGGCGTTCTAGGGGCGCGCGTGGCTATATCGAATCCCAGACGGGTGGGTTCGAGAACTACGAGCACGCCCGCGCGACCGTGACGACGAACGGGACGACGAATGTCACCGCCCTCGCTGCACCTCCAGAGGGCGTCAGCTACCGCCTCTACATGCTCAACGGGATCAACAACTCCGGTGCCGCTCGCAATCTGTGGGGCCGCATCTTCGACGAGACGGCATCGACGAATCAGATCACGTTCGGCGCGACGTGCAACAACAATCAGGCGTTTGTCCGTTCTCGCCAAGACACTGACTCACTGGCGGAATATCCGACGATCGCCATCCTGGACGATACGGACCAGCGATACGAGGTCCGTCTAAGCGGTACGGGCGCGACCGTTATCACGGCTTGCTACGAGATCGTTGACAAGACGGGTGCGCGGTCCTTCCGGGACAATTTGGTCGCACTCAACGGGACCACGGATGTCAAGATTCTGGATGCTCCTCCGAAGGGGGAGGTCTACCGCATCTTGAATATCGTCTCGTACAACAACTCTGGAGCGGCGCGGCTCTACTACGTCACCGTCACGACCAACTCGCCAGAGGAGTTGGTGGCGGAACTGTATGCGGTCGCCACGACCGTTCTTCGACCGCACACCGCCGCCCATCAGTCGCCGTTCCCGCACATCATCCTGTCGGAGACGACGGACGACCTGTACATGCGGGCGAGTGGCACGGCGACACACAAAGTCAATGTTCTCTACGAAGTGCTGCAAAAGGGAGTGGCCTGATGGCGACACAAACAATCTGCGACGGGTGTGGCAACCCCTCGGAGGAACTCGAGCGGCTCGGGATCATCGACCCGCTCGATTACTGCGAGTCTTGCCACTACGCAGTCGAACGGTTCCTCGGGGACCGCGACCGGCTGCACGAGGATATCTGCGCGGAGTGGGCCAATCGCCTGAACGCGCTTGTCGAAGAGGTCCGGGAGAAGATCCCGACCATGAGGTTGCCGGATGTCGACTGAGACGCCGCGCAGGGGGGGATGCTGCGTGCTATGCGATGAACCGATTGTGGGGCGAGAGGGCCCTATGCAGAACATGCGACGCGCGAGGGTCGTCCTCCAATCCGGGAGCTACAGCGACTACGAACTCTGCTCTGGTCCGGACTGCAAGCCGACGCCGGAAAATCTCGTGGCGACCTTCAGGCGGCATGTCTTCACGGCGCGACACATCCTCGACCAATCCGAGCACACCCCAATTGCCTACGACAACTTCCGCGACTACGCATCCAACCCCCCGGTTGGTCTGCTATGCGTTCTGGGGCCACCCGGCGACGCCTTGAGGATTGATCATGGCTGAACAAATCCCGATGCCCGAAGCCGACTCCGAGGACGGTGTCCTCCGCCAGCGCCATCGCAAGTCCTCTGCGGTTCCCAAGAAGGACCGGCAGAAGATCGCCATGCGCGTGATCAACTTCGCCCAGCAGGATGAGACGGCGCGCTCGGAAGACCGCGAGCTGCGCCTGCAGCGCTACGCGAAGTTCCGGATGTGGACGAACGGGGACTCCGACTTCCCGTGGGAGGGCAGCAGCGACGTCGGAATCCCGATGCTGATGACCGATGTTCTCTCGGTCGAGGACTCGCTCCACAACGCCGTGATGAGCAACCGCCCGATCACCTCCGCGCGAGCGCTCAAGAAGAATGACGAGAAGAAGCAGGAACTCGTCGATGACCACCTCGACACGCAGGTGTTCGTCGAGCAGAAGGGTGAGGTGTGCGTCGGCGAGTCGGCCTCGTGCTTCGTGATGGATGGCGTCGTCACGATCTTCACGCCGTGGGTCCGGGAAGACCGCAAGGTGTCGCTCTACAAGACCTTCGACAGCTTCAAGGACGACATGCCGCGCGTGCATTTCGAGCGGATCATCAACGAGCAGTTCCGCGACCATGCCGCCGTCCCGCTCGACGAATCAGGCTGGGACTGGCGCGTTTCCGACCCCAATGCCATCAACCCGAAGAAGAAGGACTTCGACGTCAAGTTCTACACGGACCCCGATACGGGCGAGATCGAGATGACCGCAATTCGGCTCTCGCGGGTGTACGACGGCCCGAAGATCATCGTGAAGGACTACGAGGATGTGTTGACGCCCCCGCGCAGCGCGAACCTCCAGCCTCCCGGCCCGAGCAACCCGGGCGGCGCCGCGCACGTCATTCTCGTCGATTATCCCACCATCGACGAAGTCGAGCGTCTGGTAGCCGACGGCTCCTACGACATGGTGTCCGAGAAGGATCTCAAGCGGATGCGATCCGTGGCGTCCTCCAAGGGAACCAGCCAGTCACGGCACGACGAGGAGAAGCACCAGAAGGACGTCATCCAGGGCGAGACGGACGATCAGGACCCGGAAGACGAGCAGCACCGACGGCTGACGCGCTACCTCTGCTTCGACCTCTACGACATCGACAAGAGCGGGCTCAACACCGACATGATGTGGTGGGTCATCTACGAGACCGAGACGCTCTGCCGCTCGAAGCCGATGACCGAACTCTACCCCTGCGATCCGCCGCGTCGGCCGCTCGCGGAGGCGTCCTTCATTCCCGTGAAAGGTCGCCGTGAGGGCATCTCTCTCTTGGAGATGATGGAGTCGATGCACGACTTCAAAAAGCAGATTTTCGATCAGGTCGTGGACGCCGGGACGCTCGCGAACCTGCCGTTTGGCTTCTACCGCGCGACCTCGAACATCAAGCCCGAAGTCATGCGAATGTGGCCGGGCGATCTATTCCCGCTCTCCGACCCGAAGAACGACGTGTTCTTCCCGAATATCGGCTCGAACAACGCCACGTCGTGGGGCATCAACATGATGTCCATCGCGGACCAGATGACGGAGAAGCTCACGGTCCAGGGCGACCTCCAGCGCGGGCGCGTGCCCGTGGGCCGCAGCTCGGCGCTTCGGACTTCCGGGAACATGCAGTCCCTGCTCCAGATGGCCGAGGCACGGCCCGAGCGGATTCTGCGGCGCTTCCTGATGTGCTGGATCGAGGTCTTCAAGCAGATTCACGAGATGAACCAGCCCTTCCTGCCGGAAGAGAAGAAGTTCCGGATTGTCGGAATTCGAGACCCGAAGGATGACCCGTACCGCACGATCGACAGTACGAACGACGTCAAGGGTCGATTCGACTTTGACTTCAGCATCAACGTCCTGAACGCCTCGAAGCTCGCACAGCAGGAGGGTCTGGAGAAGATGGCCCCGTTCCTCTTCAATCCGATGACGCTACAGACGGGCATTACCGACCCGAACACGATGTATCGCTGGCTCTACGACTACACGAAGGCCCTCGGATTCGGCAACGGGCAGTACATCAACCAGCCGAGTCCCGATGCGCTGAAGCCGCCGATTCTGGTTGCCGAGGCGCTCACGATGATTCTGCAGGGCGAGATGCCCGAGGGGATGCCGATGGAGGGCGCTCAGGCGCATCTACAGGGCTTGATCGCCTTCGCGAAGTCGCCGGCCTTCGTCTACCTCGACACGACCGCGAAGGTCGAGATGTTCCGGCAGTACCGACTCGGTGTTGCAGAGAGGACGCGCACCGAGGCGTTGGCGCAGGCGGCGGCTCAGCAGACGCAAGGGCTTCCGGGGGGAGGCGGGGCGCCGGGTGGTCCGCCGCCTGCAATGGGGAACCCACAGATCAGCGGGGAGAGTGAACTCCTCGACGAGACGCTGCCGGGAGCCGGCGGCGGAGCCAATGGAGGAATGCCATGAAGAAGCACCAGAAGGGCGCACACAAGCCCAAGAGCAAGGTGCCCCGCAAGGGCGCGAAGAAGACCGGGGGCGGCTCGATGCAGAAGCCGACCATGAAGTACCAGGGGAGGAAGGCCCGATGAGCGAACGACACGGACCCCTACGGCGTGGACCCAGAGCGGGTGCCACGAAGACCGGACGACCGCCGACGGTGCCCAATACGGGCGTCCCGAAGCACGCCGCGAACCCCCAGAGTCCCGACAAGGCGGTTCCGAAGCAGTCCTACGTGGACGAGAAGGGAGCACGGCAGAAGTGAGCTACGAGCGGCGGGAATACCGAGACCTGCTCGAGCAGCGCGCCAAGGCTGCGACCAAAGCCAACCAGCGGGGGATGCAGCAGGCGGCTCAGGCCGCAGTCCCGATGGACATGCTGACCCATTCGGAGGAGTGGGACTATTTCCTCTCCCAACTGCAGGAGTCTGTCGAGAACATCGACAAGGTGCTCGAAGGACTGCATGGGGCGTCGGTTTCTGACCCTTCGTTCGACCCAACGGACTTGGCACGCCACAAGGCCATGATCCTGCAGGCCGCAACGCAGAAGGCGACGCTTGAGCAGGTCTTGCGCCTCCCCAAGCAGATTCTGGAGAAGGCCGAGAATGCAAAGCTCGCGCTCGAACGGCTCGGCGACGAGTAACCTCTGCTGCCCCGGCTGTGGGCGATTTCTTGCGGAATATCGCGATGTTCCGGAGGTCTTCGTGCGCGTTCGGTGTCGCAAGTGCAAGCAGTTCGTGACCCGCGATGGGAGGTTCGTTCGCATCACGAATAGCTTGGGGTCGAATGGGGGGTTGACACCCGCGTCGAATTGAGGTTTTGATAGAGGCGAAAAGCGGCTAAGGCCATCACGAACCTTCGAGGTTCAAGGGCTGTCGGATCATCCGGCGGCCCTTTTCTATTTGGGGGAAGGCGTGACCGACACGCAGACCGAGACACAGGAAGGACAGGGCGAGCAGGTATCTCTCACGCGCGAGGAGTTCGATGCGTTGAACCAGCGCTTGGAGACCCTGAGCAACAAGATCCAGCAGGGTGACGTCGAGAAGGCGAAGCTCGAAGAGCGGATCGCCGCCGTGGCGAAGCCCGCGCCCACCGAAGAGCCTCCGCCCACGCGCGAGAAGCTCCAAGCGTGGGTCGACGATGGGACCATCACCGAGCAGCAGATGGCCGGGGAACTCCGCCGACAGGAACGGGTCGAGATCATCGGTGAGATCGACCAGCGCGTCGAGCAGAGGGTCACCTCCTCGGATCACTCCAAGCACGTCAAGGGCCAGTACGACGCCTACATCGAGGCCAACCCGGAACTGTCCGAAGAGGGCAGCGACGTCCGGACCAAGGTCTTCTCCGAGAAGCAGGAGTTGATGAAGCTCGGCATGGTGGATTCGCTCGAGACCGAGGTGGTCGCGCTACGGAACGTCTGCGGATCGCTGGACAAGGTCCGGGAGACGACCCGGCTGCGGCGCGAAGTCCACTCCGACACGGGGGGCGGTGGCGTCGATTCAGGTGGCGAATCTCCGACCGGCAAGGGGTGGCACAAGGGGCTCTCTCAGTCCCAGATTGCCGGGTTCGACCGCGGTCTACTCAAGGGCGGCTATCAGGCGGAGGACGACTCCTTCTTCCTGAAGTGCGTCGAGACGGCCCGGAAGCAAACCGCCGAGAGGGCTGCATGAGCGCAGTCAACAGCGGGCATATCTGGACTCCAGGCATGGCCCAGAAGCCGCGGACGCCGAAATTCGCCCCGGGTCGCCCCGTTGGCAAGCCCGCGGGTTCCTATATCGACGGTCTCGTAGCCAACGCCAACGCCATCGTCCTCTGCGAACTCTGCCACCACAAATTCGACTACAAGCTGAACCACTACCACCGGGCCACCGAGTTCGGGACGGTCGCTGGGAAATGCGACGACTGCCGCGAACCGAGCTTCGACGCATTCCTCTTCATCAACGAGAAGTACCTCACAGACCCGGGCGGACGGTCCAACTCGAGTCACACATGGATTCCGAAGTAAGGAGACAATCCCATGGCGATCTACGCAGGGAACATTTCAGGAAACAAGACCCACGTCCGCAAGTATCAGGTCGATGGAGGCATCACGATCGACGGCGGCGAGCCGGTGATCACCGGAACCGATGTGGCTGACAACGGAGGCGCAACCACCGCCTCGACGACCGCGGCGGCAGCGATGCTCGGCTTCGCGACGGACACGGCGACCTCGACGGACGCCCAGACGGGCACGACAACCGACAACGTCAACTCGGTGTCGGTCGTCGTGAGTCCGGATGCCTTGTGGAAGGCCAAGCTGTCGAACGACGCGAGCGACGACACCGCGCTGGTCGTGTGTTCAGCCGCTCAGGCCGCTAACGCGGCAGGGACAACCGTCACGGGCTGCACGGACGAAGCAACGGTCTGGGCCTACTCCGGGGCAAATGTCGGCGCTGGCTACCGCCGAGCGACAGACACCGCGACCGTCGTCGTCGCGTTCCCGAATGACATCGCGGCCAATGACGAGTTTCTGGAGACGCTGGTGTACCTCGGCTACGGCACGCAGATGGCGACGCTCAACACGTCGCTAACGCAGGTCGCGGCCCGAACCGCCGTCGCCACCACCGACTACGGAGTCTTCGACCTCATCCTGAACGACGAGGCCAACGAAGGCACCACCAACAGCTACGCGCTCCTGTTCGCAGGGGACCATGCGTACAAGCCCGCGAACTCGTAGGAGGTACTGACCGATGGCAGTTCCGCACGTATCAACCAATTTCCAGGACAACCTGGATCCGCGCTTCCAGACGATTTTCTGGGAGACCTATCGCGAACTGCCCAGTATGCTGGGTCGGTTCTTCACTTCGGCCTCGAATGGCCGGGACGAGATGAAGTGGTCCCACGTCGGCACGGTGGACGACTTCACGCAGTTCACGGGCACCGTGGACTACGGATCGTTCAATCAGGGGTACGACACGACCGCGACTCCGCTGGAGTTCACCAAGGGCATCCAGGCCGAGAGGAAGCTACTGGACGACGACCAGTACAACATCCTCGACGCTCGCCCGAAGGGACTCGCCATGGCGGCCTCCCGGACGAAGGAGAAGCACGGAGCGCGGCAGTTCAACAATGCGTTCTCCGTGGACAGCTTCTTCTCGAACAACACGGAAGGCGTCGCGCTCTGCTCCGACTCCCACACCACGACCTCGGGCGCCTCGACGGCCAGCGGGTTCGACAACCTCACCACGAGCGCCCTCTCGGCGACCGCGGTGGCGGCGGCTCGAATCCAATTCGTCGGGTTCCGCGGAGATCAGGCCGAACGGATCAACTGCATTCCGAACGAGCTGCTCTATCCGCCGAATCTGTACGAGGAGGCGTATGAGATCATCAACGCCAACGGCAAGGTCGACACCGACAGCAACAACCCGAACGTCCATCACGGCCAGTACACCGGCATCGAGTGGCAGTACCTCACGGACACGAACAACTGGTTTATGATGGATTCCATGGCGCGCTCGCAGATGCTGCACTGGGTCGATCGGATTCCGCTGGAGTTCGCGTTCATCGAGGACTTCGACACGCTCGTCGGCAAGTGGCGCGGCTACTGCCGCTACGCAAACGCCTGGACGGACTGGCGGTTCGTTCTCGGAGGTCAGGTGTCCTGATGGCAAAGGTGATCATCACGCTGGAGGGCGTCACAGAGGATCGGGTCGAGCGACTCAAGACCATGATCCGGACGCATCTCCATCGTTTTGGTCGCAGCATCAAGGTCGACGTTGAGGAGCCGAAGGCCGCTCGCATTCGGAAGAAACTGCTGGGCAAAAAGTAGGAGGTCCGTATGGGCCGCAATATGCGCTACGCGAAGACGGCGAAGAAGCCGTCGAAGCCGAAGACCGCCGACCGGAACGACACCGTGACGGGGTACAAGACGAAGAACTGGCCGGGCTTGCCCGGAGGCACCCAGCCGAAGACCCGTAACTTCGGCATGAAGAAGATGAAAGAGGGGCTCGCGGGGAAGGGCGTCTAACAGGAGATCGGCGCGAAAGCAGACCGACCCGACAGGAGCGACACCATGGCATTCATCGCGAACACCCTCAACAACCTTCCCGTCACGAGCGGGCGGATCTTCTTCGTCAGTTCCACCGGCAACAGCGACACAGGTGGCAGGGCTTCGGACGGAAACGAAGGCCGCGACCCGAGCGTCCCGATGGCGACCATCGACGCCGCCGTCGCTCGCTGCCGCGCGAACAAGGGCGACATGATCGTCGTCATGCCCGGCCACAGCGAAGATCCGACAGCCAGCATCACACTCGACGTGGCGGGTGTCTGGGTCTACGGGCTCGGGTGGGGAGCGAGCCGTCCCACCATCACCTTCGGGGCCCTGGCCGCGACCCTCTCGATGGCGGCTGCTGGCTGCCGGGTCAGCAATCTTCGATTCGACCTGGGAACCGTCGCGGCGACCGTCACGGACGCCATCAACATCACAGCCGCCGATTGCATCGTCGAAGGATGCGAAACCATCGTCCACGCCACGAGCCAGTTCACGAACCTGCTCACGGCAACCGATGTGGAGCGGGTCGTCATTCTGAACAACCGATTCCGGTCGCTCCACACGGCGGGAGCCACCTCGGGCGTCGTTGTCGATGGATGCGACGACCTCCAGATGATCGGCAACGAGATCAGCGGTCATTTCGGCGAGCACGCACTCGACAACACGACTCCGGCGGCCGCGGACGAGATCCTGAGGGCCAACATCTCGCACAACTACATCAAGAACGACAGCACGACGGCAGGTGATATGGCGGTCGAGTTGGACGCCGCCGCCACGGGCATCTTCGCCAAAAACCTGCTCTCTGGTGGGCTCGCCACTACGGCGGCGAACTACGACATCGGGAACATGTCGAGCATCGAGAGCTACATCGTGGACGATGCTGGAGTCGATGTCCACGGGATCGTTCTCGGCACGGCAGCGATATAGGCGAGCATGTCTTAGCGAGGTCGCAGGATGAACCGCTGAAGTGCCGGGTCGCCAAACAGCGGTCCGGCATTTCAGTATGAGCCACCAAACGAGAGGACGACATGAGCACAGCGACCGAAGACCCCACCGGAATCGACATCCCGAAGAGTTCCTTGTACCTGAGCCAGCATCAGGTGGAGGACTACAAGGACGACATCAACGCCATCGAGACGAGCCTACGCGACCCGCGTGCGCGACTCGACGACCGGCCGGCTGTCGTTCGGCAGCTCCACAACATCAAGCGCGACCTCGAGACGCAGGAGCCGCCCGACACCACGGGCGAGCAGCGCGACGCCGTCGCTCGCGAAGAGGGTGAGCTTCGTAGCAAGATCTCCGGGTCACTGCTCTCCGCAGAAGAGATGCGGAAGTGCCCTCCGGGTGCCATCGGACACGAACTCGCCCTCAAGGCGCTCAAGCCGGACATCCTCCGCTGGAAGAACCTCCGCCGGATCCAGAACAAGGGCAACGCTGACCCCGACATCTCGAACGTCGAACTGCTTCGCCCGCGCACGAATCGTCTCAACATGGACAACGCGCTGATCCCCGGCAAGAACTACCACCTCTCGCCGGACACGCCGGAGTACAAGGACCACTACGACCGGACCTTCAAGCAAGGCGACCACGCGGAAGATGCGGAGCCGAGTCCGTCAGACGTCAAGGCTCTCCTCGCGAAGATCGCGAAGCTCGAAGGCGCTCTCGGGCCGCAGGACGCCGACACGAAGGAGCAGCAAACCGGCGAGACGATGCAGTTCACGGCCACAGCCAAGTGCGGGAAGACCTTCAAGGGAGGGGCGGATTTCCGCGTCAAGAACGGCAAGCGCGCGCACGAGCGCGCCTGCAAGAAGTGCAAGGAGATCGCGGAGTAGGGAATGAGCACCACCGGCCAACTTGAGACTTTCTCCGACCTCTATTCCGACCTGCAGAACCGTGCTCGGGAAGCCACGGGTGTGACTGCGACCGAAAACCAGGCCAAGCGGTACATCAACATCGCGCTCCACGACATGCACCTCGGCACACGCGAGAAGTTCCCGTGGGCGGAGCGGAGGTCTACAGTCCTCACGCAGCCGACCTACAACACCGGGACCATGTCGCTCAGCCGTGGCGGGACGACTGCCACCGGCACCAGCACCGAGTGGAACACAAGCAACGAGTACAGCGTTGGGAACACGCGCGTGGGCGGGAAGTTCACCGTCAACGGCGGCATGGACGTCTACGAGGCCACAGCCGTCGGCTCGGACACATCCATCACGTTCACGCCGCAGTTCATCGGCGCCGACCGGAGCGGGACCATCACAGCCTTCGCCTCCGGCGCAAACACCACGGTGACCTCCACGGCGCATGGCCTGCCGAACGGCTCGACGGTCACGATCTCCGGGACGACCAGTTACAACGGCGTCGACACGGTCTCGGGCGTCACGACCAACACATTCGAGATCACGACGGCCTTCGTCGCGAACGATGCCACGGGCACCTGGAAGACCGGGTCGATTGCTTCGGCGTCGTACCTCTACTTCGAGGACACCTACGCGCTGGCGAGCGACTTCCTGCGCCCGGTGGACGCCCAGAAGTTCGATGAGGGCCGCAGTATCGACCTCATCAGCCGGACGGAGTTCAGGCGTCGATACCCGCGCAATGCCGTGCCCGGTCGTCCTCGAGCCGCTTCGATCATCGAGCTTCCGTTCGAGGCCGGGCAGGGGGTGGACCCTCGGAAACGGATCGTGTTCTCGGCGCCACCCGATTCGGCCGAACTGATCCCCTACGCCTACATCACCAACCAGCTCGCCGTGGATTCGACTGGGACGCCGCAGACGCAACTGTCCGCGGACGCAGACGAGCCGATCGTCCCGCTGCAGTATCGGCACGCGATCCTGCTGCACGCGCTATGGCACTGGTATCGCGACAAGAAGGACGACGCTCGGGCGAAAGAGGTCGGCGCGGAGTACACCAGCTCGATGTCGCACATCGTCTCGGACAACGAGATCGGAGGCGTCCGAGCCCAGTTCCGGCCTCGCATCACGAACTACCGCAGCGCTGCGAAACGACCGTGGCGCGGTGGTGGCGGTCGGTACGATACGAACGGTCGATTTGACCGGATGGAGAGGTGAGTCATGCCGACAGGCCGTCAGACAGTCCGACACCTCTTCGGCGGCGGATGG